CTATATCAGCCATACAAACTCCGATGAATAATAATAGACTAACAATTCCAAGCCCTAAGTGCTTTATTAATTCTAGAATTGGGGTCATTAGCAGTTTTAGCAGAAGTTAATTTTTTCTTCATGCCTTTCATACGAGCACAGAAGCTAGCTCTCCTCTTATTACCTACTTTTTTACTAGGTGCTTTAAGGTTGCCTCCTGTTGCTCTATTATAAGATGCACGCCCTTTAGCGTTTAAACCACCAGAGGGGTTTTTACCTTCTTTTCTTTGCCAAGCTGGTGTCTTAGCCATTATGCTTTAGCCTTCTTTTTTTTATTTCTTAACATAGCAAAGTCTTTCTTAGTAAGTTTACCATCTTTGTCCATGTCTAGTTTTTTTCTCTTACCCATAACTTTTTTACCTTTCTTAGGTTTCATCATGTATCCTGGCATTAGCTGTACCTCCTGTATTTAGCTGTCTTTTTTGCTATACCTTTTGGTTGTTTTACAAATTGTTTGCCTGCTCTTTTGCCTGCTCTCTTTGCTCTTGTCGTTGCTGCATA